GACGGACCAAAATAGGGATAAGATTAGGTTTTACAAACAAGCACTTATTACCCTGCTGCGAATTGAGCAGCTTGAATCATCTGCGAAGCAGGATAAATGGCTATGAGCCGCCTTCCCACCGGCTGCGACCAGCAGGGTCGCTATCCCGAGGCCGCCGAGGCCTGCACCGAACTCGGCGCTGACGACTTCGACGACGCGGCCCAGTACATCATCTGGCACCTCGTCATTGCCATCGTGATCGTCGGCGCTATCGCCGGGGCTGCGGCGCTGCTATAGCGTCATAGGCTCGCTCACAGGCAGTGCCGGCAGCGCCTCGAGCGTCGGCTACGGCAGCAAGCTCTGCAGCCGCTTGCGCAACCCCTCGGAGCAGGTTGGTGAGCACCACTCCGGGGTCTGGGGCTGCCTGGCCTCCGAAGGAAGGGTCGGCACGGTCGCGCTGGGGATTGGCGCACTGGGCGGCGATGATTTCGGCACGGCGCTGCAGGCCGTCAGCAGCACTGCGGGCACGAGCAGCGTCAGCAGACGCAGCGCGGATCTTGGCTTGGGCATCGGTCTGCACCTCCGTGTGCTGGGCTCGCCAGCGTGCTTCCAAGGCTCGCGCGGCTTCGCTGGCGGCAAGGGCCTCGGCCACCAGTTTCTCGCGCTCCTGAGCCCGTTCTGCGCGTTCTGTGGCCAGTGTGGCGCGCATCCGTTGTTCGGATCGCTCGGCGACGTTGAGCTCCCACGCAAGCATGCCGGACGTTACCGCCAGGCCGACGCACATGGCGCCGAGGATGTAGTAGATGGTGCGGTCGATCATTGGCCCAGACACTGCCGGTTCTCAGCCTGCCGGCGCAGCGTCAGGCCGCGCAGGGGTTCGCCGCGGAAGCGATCCCAGCGCAGGATCTCGGCGCAGGCCCCGGCGTAATCGCCCGCGTTCAGCCGGCGCACCAGCGTCGAGCCGCAGAACGCCCCCGGCCCGATGTTGTACGCCAGGCTCAGGAAGGCATCGTATTCGTGCTGATGCAGCGGCACCCGCACACACTGTTTGAGCGCACCTTCGAAGCGCTGAACGTCAGCGAGCTTGCGTACCAGCGCCTGCACGGGCTCAATGGTATCGCCCGATTTCACGCCGGCAGTGGTGCCGAAACCGATGGTTGGAACGTCGCCCTTGACGGGAATGTACGCCTCGCCACGGTAGCCCTCATGGACGGCAATGCCGACCAGAGCAGACGCTGAGAGCGTCAGGGCACCGATGACGATGCGGGCTTTCATTCGGCGTCAGGCTTGCCCCGAAAGTGCATCCTGCCCCAGCGGTACAGCAGAAAGCCGATCTGGAGCACCAGATAGATCAGCGTGACCCACAGCACCAAGTCATTGACGGGCATGCCGGCAATAGTCGCGCCAGCGACGGCGACTGGCGGCGAGGCCTTGGCGGCTTCGGTGGCGATGTCGGCTTTCTGCTGCATGGTCAGGCTCATGTCAATCGCTCGTCGGTTTCTGCAGCGCGAGCCTCGCGCTCCATCGGATGATCGGCGTACCCGTGGCGGACGAGGCCCCACAAGTACGTAACATAGTATCGCATTACGCCCATGCGCTCGTGCTGCCGCCAGTGCGCCTGCTCGTGGCGGATCAGGCGCTGGCTGTGCAGGTGCTCGGCCAAGATGAAGATCCCGAACGGCGCCAGCGCCGCGCCTGCGAAGCCGAAGCGGCGCAGGAACCAGGCGATGATGTGGCGGGCGGGGCGCGGGGTCATTTGTTCAGCGCGTTGCGGTTCTGGCCGTCAGGCATAAGCGCATTGACACCGCCTCTGCTGGCCTCAGCCTTGGCTGCTCGCGTCTTCGGGCCTTGGCCGCCAAGAACTTGCGGCCTGCCGGGACGCAACCTTTCCTCCAAAGCCTCCAGCGCGCCAGTCATTCTGGCGCGAGACTCCCTAATGTCCGCCAGTTCCTTATTCTTGCGCTCGATGTCTCTGGCAAGCAGGCGCAGGTTGTCGCGGTTGGCGAGCTGCTCTGCTAGCAGTGCCTCCTTGCGCGCCAGCGCCTGATCGCGCTCTCTGGCCGACTTTATGGTGCTTTGGACCCACTCTCGGTCCTGCATCTTGGCGGCAATGGCTTTCTCATCCAGCGCCTTAAAGCCGGGGGCTACGTCGGCAAGGTTAACCTTGGTGCGCTCCCATGCAACCTTTTCTGATGCCGTCAGGTTGAACTTCTGATCGCGCGCCACTTTCTCTGCGGCCGACGCCAAATCCGAACCCAAGTCGCGGAAGGTTTCCGGCGTTGCGCCCTTCAAACCTTGGCTGCCTTCGCGGAATCGGCCAGTCACCGGGTCAAAATCCAAGATCACTTCGCCGGTTGCTGGCCTGCGCGCCGCTGCTTCTGCTGCCGCCTGCCGGGCCTCGGCCTCACGACCCACGGCGCGGGATACGCCAGCGCGACGAACATCCTCTGCGCGCAGCGTGGACATCGTGGCTTCGGCGCTCGGCGCCGGCAACTGCGGCGGGCCTTGCTCCGGGCCGACAAAACGCGCAGTTGGCGTTTGCCGAGTCGTTGCAGCAGGCGTTGGGGGCGGGACAAATGCACCTTCTGCTGTTCGCCTCAGCACTTGAGGCTGTCCACCCATAACAAACGCGCCAGCCTCCGGCATCAGCACATTCTGCGGCGCCACATAAGGCACCAAAGCGTTGACGGGCTCAGGCTCGGGCGTCGGGAAAATGCGCCGGTCTTCTGGCGCGGCAAAACGGCGTTGGTATTCCGGCGTCGCCATTTTGCGCGCCCGCAAGCCGGTGTACAACTCCGCTGCCCCCGCACCAACCACGCCGCCGGCAATCGGCCCCACGGGCGTGACTGCGCCTAAGCCAGCGCCGATGGTGCCGCCGATGCCTGATCTCGTCAGATGCGTACCGGCTCGTTGCAAAAGCGTCGATGGCGGCGCAGACGAGGCAATCTCGGGGAAGTTGCCGGCGATTGCGCCAATGTCCGCGATGATCCCCGTCAGCGCGTTGTCCCGCTGAGTCAGTCGCGCAATCGCAATCGGGTCCACCTGACCCGTGTTGAAGTCTGTCGCGTCCTCATAGGCATAAGTCTTTGCCATGGCGGCGCGCGCTTGGCGAAAATCATCTTTGAACCTTGGGTCAAAAATGTTGTTTTCTGCCAAGTTTTCCAGCGATGCGGCAATTTTGAGCTTAGCCTCTGCCTCGGCTATGCGTTCTGGCGACGGCGCCTGCCCCATCTTCTGCGCGTTTCGTATGGCTTGCGCGTCTCTGCGAAGCTGCCGAATGCTCTCCAGCAGACGGTTGCCGTCCATGCCCGCATCAATCTTGTTGATGGCCTCGTCAACAAGTCTGTTCACGCGCCGCGCGCCGGCCTCGCCGCCAATAGCAGCTTGCTCAACACGCAGATTTTCAAGCTGCATGCGGATTTCGTTGTCTGCCCTCATCGCACCCATGCGGCGCAACTGCTCGTAAGGCCCGCTGACGGCGTTTCTGGCCTCCTCAAATCCCTTGGCGTTTAACGTGGTCTGCAATGACAGACCCATGTCCCGTTTTGCAAGCTCCGTCCACCTGGGCGCGTTCTGCTTGACAAAGATTGCGTTGACATCTCTGTTGCCAGCAAGCGCAGACCGCGCTCTGTTTGCCAGCGTCGGGTTTGACGTTGCGGGGTTGAGCGCAATCCCGAGTTCAACAGCGCGCTGCGCCGCCTCAATTTGCGGTGCCCTCTGCCAATCGGCCGCAGAGCGTTGCAGCGCAGTTTGCTCCGCTCGCGCCGCCCTTGCCGTGTCAATGGCGCCGCGCACCAGTCCGGCCTCTTGCCCAGCAATCCTGCCGGCCTGTTGTGCTGCAGGCAACCCAGCGCCCATGACTGCGGGCGCCGTGCCAATAACAGGCGGCAGAGCGCTCAACGCGGGCGCAACAGCCTCCAGCGCTGCCTGACCTTCCGGCGTTTGAGGGCGGCGGATGCCCCCCAGCATTTCTGCGGCAGCGGCCTGTGCTTGCGGCGTTACACCTCGCCCGCGCACCAAGGCATACGGAGCGGCAACCAGTCCGCGACCGGCAGCGCTGCCAAGCGTCAGCGCAACATCCATCGGGGCAGTTACTGCGCCAAGGACGCGCTGCCCGACGCCGCGCTGCGGCTCTGTTTCCGGCAGCATGACGAAGCCGGATTCCGTTGGGATTTCGCCGGCCTCCACCGGCCGCATGCCGGCAGGGGTTTCGGCAAACCGCGCAAACGGATTGACTTGCGGCTGCTGGACAAATTGCGCGAACGGATTGGTAGCCATCAGCGACCCCTTGCCTTGGCTGCGGCGCCAGGCCCAAAGATTGCGTCAAACTGAGCGTCGGTGCCTTGGCCGCGCTTGAGCGCATCAATGGCCGCTTGCGTTGGCTGCGGGAAGGTCTGGCCCGTTGCAGGTCTTGCCGGCGCGGCACCGGGAGCTGCCGGCCGAACGCCACCTTGTGGCGCGCCACCGGCAGGCACAAACGGAACCTCCGGAATTTCAACCGTCAAAGGAATGTTTGTTTGAATGCCTTGAACATTACGATTGTGCCGCGCTATAACATTCCGCGCGGCCCTTTCATTTATATCAAGGATTCGCTCAATAGCTTTACGGTCCAGCGTAATTTTCCCGCCGGCCATTTTTTCCGCATATTCGCGGTCTGCGTTAGAAAGTCCTGTTCCTGCGCCAAATTGCTTAATGATGCGCCCGACGTTTTGCGCCATATTTGACGCAAACGCCTGCGTGTTTGCCACGGCATCTTGGGCAAAACTTATACCAGCCGTATTGAGCGCGGATCCAAGAGAAGTCAAAAATTCCGCGCCAAATCCCGTGAAAACCGGGCCTTTGAGCAGTTCTCGACCTTGCCGAACAGTGTCTATGATGCTCGCGGCATCTTCTGCCACGGCCCTGTCTGCCATCAACTTGTCGGCTTGCGCTCGGCCAAGACCAACCTCAAAAGCTTTTTGCTGTTCCGGCAGCTTCACTTCCACGCTAGTTGATGCCGCAGGCGGCCGTTCCGTCAGCATCTGAATCCGCTTCTCAAGCGGAACCCTTCGCGGATCGCCGGCAGGCAACTGATCAATTTCTTGCTGCAGGCGCGAGATTTCAGACGGCGCAAATTCTCGATCCGTTTTGGGCCTGTTCGCATCCGCAATCGCCCGCCCAAGCTGCTGCAACTGAGCATTTCTGCTTTGCAGCATCTGCCCGACCTGATCTGGCGAATACTGCCTACCGGCGTACTCCAGCATCTTTGCAGGCGCAGCCTGTGCCATCATGGCGTTCACGGGCTGGGCGCCACCAGCAGCGCCAAAGTCCATCTCTGGCGCTGCTTCTGGTGCTGCGGCCGGCATGGCGGCAGGCTGCTCGGCCATCGCAGGCGCACCGCCGCCGCCAAAGATTCTCTGGCGCTCGTCTTGCTCCTCCGCAATCAGCATAAGCTTTTGGCCAAGTTCAAGGTGCTCAGGGCTTGTGCCAAAAGTCAAAAGCACCCTAGACATTTCCTTTGCGCCACCAGGAAATGCCTTAGCCACTTCAGATTGAAACTGCTGGTACGCCTGCTGCTTGCGCACAGCCTCGGCAGTTTCCATCTGCTGCTGCTGCACCCCCCGCAGCGCATTGATCCCAGGCGCAATCCGCGACAGCGTCTGCAACTGCGACTCAGGCGCAAACTGCATTGGCTGGCGCTGGGCCGCCATCAGGGGAAGTCGAGCGTCAAGTTGCATGATTTCAGCCCCCAATGGTGCGCCCGAAGATGTCTCGGATGAGGCGTTCTTCTTGCTGCCGGTTCAGATAGTTCTGATAGGCCCCAAGCGCCCCGCCGATGGCGTTACTGTACGCTGAACCACGGGCAGCGCGCCCAGCTGCCAGCGCGTTGGCCTCTTGGCCCATGATGTTGCCGGCAGAAGTGCCGAAGCCGGACGCTGCGTTGCCAAGCTGGGTGCCGGTAGATCGGCCGATGCCCGCAATATCCGCAAGGCGGCCAAACGCCCGGTCGTACTCCTGCGACGCCGTATCCTGCGCAAACCGCTGACCCGCTTTCAGCGCGCCGCCCGACAGGAAATTGCCCCGCGACGCCTGCATGCGCTCCAGCGCCTTCAGCCCCTCGCCCAGACGGAACCCGTAGCCCGGGTCCATCTCCAGCATCTGCTGCTGCGAGCCCGGGCCGCCGAGGCCCATCGCACCGGACAGGCGCTCCAGCGCTTTTGTGCCGGCAGTGCGGTACGGTTCAAGCAGCCCTTTCTGGTACTCAAACATCTCCCGCTGCAAGGCGAGAGCGTTTGCCGCAGCCTGTGACTGCGTTTCTGCGGCCTTCTCTGCCGCGTTGGCTTCCAGCACGCCCCCGACGACGCTGCCGACGCCGCCCAGCACGGCTTGGCCTGCGGGGGTTTTGATGAGGTCGAGGGCTTTGTCGACGAGTTCGATGCCGGTAGGGCCGGCCGCCAGTGCGGCCTCGGGCGCGTAGCCCTGTCCGACCGTAGGATCAAATCCCCGAACCTCTGTTGCAGCGGTTCCATAGTTGGCGGACGGGACAGCAGCGCCGCCTCCAGTTGCCGCCCCAGTTGCGCCAGTAGCAGCAACGTCTGCGACGCCCTTTGCCGCGCCAGCACCAGCGCCAAGATTTAAGGCGTTCATGCCCGCGTCAACGCCCATGCCGGCAGCAAAGCCTGCATCTGCCGGAATGCCCGCCAGATCAGCAATCGTGCCCACCGAAGGGGGCGTTGACGTAATCGCCGCAGTGGGGTTAGCAAACGTGCCAAACTCAAACGTTGGCGGCGTTACGGGGCCAAGTGACGGCGGCAATTCAGTCAGAGGCGTCACCGACGGCGAGCCGGTCGGCAACGGAGTCATTGACGATGGCGGCGTTGTGAAAACATCCAACTCGGCCAAATTCGTCGGAGACAAAGACCCAGCTTGCCCCAGCACATCTGACGGTAGACTTGCCAAGTCTGCGGCCGACAGCGCGCCACCAGCGCCGCCCAACAGCGCGTTGACGCCCGCCATTTCGGCAGCGGTAGCCGGTGCAAGAACGCCAGGCGCCATAGCTTCTGCGATGCCCAGTGCGCTGCCGGCACCCGCCCCCGCACCAGCCCCAGCGCCCCCAAGCAACGAATTGATGCCCGCGCCAAGACCGGCTAGCCCGAGGCCGGCGCCCCAGACGTTGATCAGGGGCTTGATTATGTCGCCGAGATCGGAGCCGGCGATCTTGATGTCCTGCACATTGCCTTCTGGGGTTACCAGACCGTAGTACGTATTGAACGTGCGCCTGTCTGGGTGTTTTTGCCGAAGGTCGTAGCCTGCGGCCCGAAGTTTGTCAATCGCCGCCATCGCTTCCGGCGAATAACCAAGCTCATACCTTGGTTGCAAATTTCCGTTTTCGTCAAGCGCCTGCCCAACTAGATTGGCCTTGTAAATTCCACTGCTGTCGTTTGCCATAGAGGCGGTGATTGGGTCAATCGGGCCTCCTTTAAAGCCAATTGACTTCAGCACCTGCTCCCACGGGCCGCTGTACTTTTTTTGTTCTGGCGTCAATCCCCATCCGCCCCAGCGGGGGTCATTCCAGCCCCAATACTGCTCCATGCCGGCAGGCGCCGGGGACCAAAGCGGGCTCGAAGTGACCGGCGTTATTTGCGGGCCGTAATCGGTTGGCGACATTTCCATGATTTACCTCACCCAATCCGCCAGTTGGTGCCGTCGCTGTACACGGGTACTCCGTTCGCCCCGCCTGCGGCTACGATAGACGCAAACGTCGTCGCGTTGGCATCGGTGACGAAGGCCCGCGCACCCGCCCCGGCAGTAGCCGCTGTTGGCAGTGTAGCCACGGTCAGCGTGCCGTGGTTGAAGTACTTCACGCTGAACGTCAGCGTTAGGCCAGGTATGCGGAACGACGTTACGCTGGCGTTGCCGATGGTGACTTCGTCGCTAACGCCTGCCGCCGAAACATCGGCGTCGTAGCCGATCACCGTGTTATTGCTGCCGGTCGTAAGCGAGTTGCCGGCCTCAAAGCCAATCGCGGTGTTGCCAAGTGCGAGGCCTGTGACCTCTCGAAGCGCTTGCTTTCCAACTGC